TTGATAACCCCCTTTCATTATTGTTCTACGACCGGGAAGGTGAGTCCCGCCCAAACTTCTTCGCCGTTTGCCCGGTGCAGTTTGAACTGCGCGGGGACATTGTTGGAGTAAAACGAGCCGATTTTGACCGTGTTCGTCATCGGGTCAAGGTACTTGAGGTTGAAGATTTCGGGCTGAATGAGGGTTAGAATCAAGGACAGCTTGTCGCTCGTCAAGGGGGTGCAAGTCACATCCCACCGAATCTTCGTCGCCACCCTGTCCCTTACCATCGTGCCGTCCTGCGTTCTACCCGCATTCGGAGCATCTACATCGTTCCTACTGTATTTAAGCCCCTCAAGCGCGATGTATGGAGTAATGTCAACCCATGTGCCATTTTCATTCTGAATCTGAAAAGTCATTCCGCGCACCTCAAATCGTCGCGCCGATGGAAACGCCGTTCACAAGGCTCCCGCCCCGGTTGGATTTGGCCTGTGCGAGATACGGATAAAACGCCCTCGCAAAGCGGTTGACATCCATGTCCGTCCCGCTGTCCTGCATCTCCTGCACCACTCTCGCAAATCCAGCTGCCACGACAGTGACAAGATCCTCGTTCGCTCTGCTAATACCCTCAACGATCTGCTCGTTGTTCGCAACGGCGGTATGACCGCCAAGTGTTCCGACAAGCTCCGGCCCAGCCTCACGGGAAATGAACAACTCACCTGTCTGCGGGAAACCGCCCTCGGCAAACTTCCCAAACGATTCATTGCTGTGTCCAGATTGGCTCAGCTTGCCCGATATGCCATACCCTGGAATCTTTGATATGGCTTTAAGATTCAGCAAGCCAAAAGAAAGGGTATTTATTCCATCAATGATCTTGTTGATAAAGTCAATGACTCCATTGGCAATATCAATGATAAAATTCGCAACATTGGCAGCGGCTTGGCGAAACGGATCTGTTATTTTTTTCGCTATCGGGGCAACCTCTGTATCCACCCAGTTCTTAATCGGCCTCCAGATTTTGTCCCTGATGTCATCCCAGAGTGAAAGCAAAATCCCAAGTTCTACTTGCCCTGCGGCAAAACAAGCGTTGTAAAGCAAGCGGATTGCTTGCTCACCAAGTTTCTGCCAATTGATGTTATCGAAAAAGTTGGAAATCTTTGAATACAGATTCCTGCCAAGATTAAGCCAATCTATCCCCTCTATCCAGGTTGACGCTGTATTGAATGCTCCAATCAGAAAATCACTTAACGCCTTGCCTATCGAGCCGGAGTCAAGGTTGTTAATGAATCCAATCAGCAAATCAGGAACAGAAAGGAAGTATTGCATTATCGTGCTGCCAAGATCTCCGAAGTTGACTTCCCTAAAGACTCCGTTGAGAAAAGACGAGATCTCTTCCCCAATGCCGCGAAAATCAATCCTCTTAATGAAACCCTTTGCGATTTCAACAGCTTTGTTAATTTTTTCACCAAGTTTTTTGCCAAGCTGTTCTGCGGAAATCTCCTCAATCGCGTTGTCTACTTTATCAAACAGATCTGCGGGGTTGATATTGCTCGCTCCACCCCCGCCGCCTTTGCTTGGTTCTTCCAGTCGGTTAATCACATCAAAACCAAGCAGCTGGTTCTTCCACTCTTTAGCCGCGCCAGCGCCCTTCTTCGTGTCCTCTGCCCACTCAGCAAAGACATCTTTGGCTTTAAGGTGCTGTGTGCCGCCGCCAAGGATGGAGAACAACTCCGTGATAACCTCAACCGCTCTTGTGGCAAGCGCAATAATCTGAATCAAGACTGGTTGTGCGGCTTGCAGAAGAGTTGCCCATGCCGCACCCATTTGGTTCTTCATGGTGTTCGCCTTTACCGCAAGCGCATCGAGAGAAACGGCAAGTTCATCCCCGACAGCCTTCGCGTAGAAATATGCGTTTTGCGATCCCTCTTGAAACGCTTCCGTAATGCTCTTGATTACGCTGCGGATAAACCGATAAAACGCGATTCGTTTAAGACTTGACAAAAAATTGGCAAGCGGTTTTGCCGCTTTCTGTGCCGCTTTGCCGACATTGGAAACGGATTTGCCAATATTTGACAGGCCAAACGAACCGCCCTGTGCTTTCTTCGCGGAGGATGTCACCTTATCAATCGCAGAAGAAAGCGCGTTGAGCTTTACTGCCGCTTTATCGGCATCCGTTTTAACGCTTATTGTGAGGTTTTCGACGGTCAACCCGCTTCAACTCCCTTGTGTTTCGCGTCCCATCTGCGCTTGTGTTCCATTAGCATTTCTTTGAGTTCGTTGACCTTGCGCTTGTTCTCATACTCCCGTTCGGCCTCTGTCATCTCCGTGATGCGCTGTGCCTTTTCAGGGTATTTGAACTTCTTATCAAGACAACTCGCAACAGCGGCTCGGAAGTACAAGCCTTGCAACCACATCTCCTGATTGCGCCGTTCCTTCTCAAACTCATTCTTCTGCCAATAGACAGCAAAGCGGTCAATGGATTCATACCAAAACTCGTCCCAAGTCATGCCGTAGCTCATGAAGTACGGGCAGAGCTGGTCGAGATACTTGCCGTATTCAAACGCCGGGGATTCTGTATCAGAATCGGAAAAGGACGCTCCCCCGCTTAACTCCTCTTCCAGGGTACGTTTCCCTGTGCGCGTCCCAGCGCCTCAATCGCGCCCTTGTACTCATCGCCGACAACGGACATGAGCATATCCACAGGATCACCGTTCTCGTCCAGTTCCGGCTCTTCGCCGTCTGCGACGGAGGACAGGGCGTTGTAAATCTGCATCCTCTTCGCGTCGGGAACGGAATTGTGATGCGCGATAAACATACCCTTCCACAGCACCTCTGCCGCGATGATGCTATCACCCAACTTGGCGAAGTTCACGCCGCCGCGCTCCATCTGCTTGATGGTCGCCGCCGTCACTTCCAGTTTGTAGTGAGTGCCGTCAAGGTCAAACTCAATCATAGTTGTATCCTTTCAGTTATTTAGTTTAGGGGCGGTCGGTGAACCGCCCCATTTTTGTCAGGATGTGATCTTCGTGGAGAACCCGCTGCACTGATTCTCGACGAGCTGGATCGCGCCCTGAACGGCAGACCCCGCTTCGACATCAGGAAAACGCATCGGCATGGGTTCGGCGCGGATGAAGAACCCTTCCGAATCGCCGGGCAGGATGAACTCAAACCACATCTGCTTGCCGCCAGTAAGTGCGGCAAACTCGGTGACGATCTTGCCCCAATCGGAGCGGGAGGTCGGGTTGATGTTCGCGTTGAGTTCGATGCTGCCGTCGTTATTCTGCAAGCCCTTAATGAAACGATGGCGAACCGTTTCGGAGAGCGGGGTCACATCGTACATATCGTAGTCAGCGCCAAGACCGCTCACGCCCGTCACATAGTCCGCGATGTTCAGCGTCGCGCTCGTCGCTTTCTCCTTAAAGCCGGAGGACGGGCAAACGCCGACAGATGCCTCGACCGCATAGTAGATCTTGACACCAGCGCTGGAAATCTCGCCAGCCATAAGCAATTACTCCTTTATTAAGTGTTTGTTGTCGGCATATCCTCTCCGCTGCCGACAATGCGGCGAAATCGCGCCACAAGGCAGTAGATGGATTTGTCCGTCTGATCGAGCGGGGACTCAAAGGTTTCGACAAAGTACAAACTACGGAACGCACTCTTGACGAGCGCAATGATACTGTGCGCCTGTTCTTTTGCTCCGCTCGTTAAATTTGTAAAGACTTGTGCCTCCCACGTCGTTTCGGAGATGTCCTGCACGTTGGAAAGCACGGCAGTTTGCGGCGGGGTCAATCTTCCAATCTCGCGCACAAACACGGTAGGAAACTGTGATGGCGTTGGCGCATAGGTCTGCGTGACATTCGCGCCGCTATACTGCGCTTTAACCGCATTTCGGACAACAGTATAGATTGCATTGTTCGTATATGGCGTAATGCTCAACGCTCCATCACCTCTTGTGCAATTTGCGGTAGCGCCTCAACCATCGCTTTATATGCGTAGTAGAAAGCCGGGTGCGGCTCGGTGTAATGGTAAATATGCCCACCAAATACCCAAAATCCATATCGGGAATACATCTGTGCGTGTGTCGCAGACCATGTGCCCATTCCGACCTTTGACGGAACTCTGTCGTAGAGCGTATCCATGACACCCGCCATGTCGCCAGCACCAAATTCGATGAAGAGGATGTCTTCTCCGCTTGCGGTGAGCTTATACCCTTTCTCCGTCTGCTCCGTGGTAATGGTCGCGTGGTTTCCGTGCGTGTCGCGGATAATCGGTTCTCCGACCTCGCACAACCGCCTCGCAATCTCTAACACTTTCGCGTTCAAGTCTGCGAATCGTTTGAGTGCTTTGACGCTCTGCATCAAACTCCCACCGACGGTAATCTGCATTCCCATCACCTACGCATACGCAGAGTTGTTGACTTTCTTCACGGCAATCAATACTCCGTTGATGGACTTTGCGATTCGATGAACGATGTAATCATAATCGTTCGGATCATCGTTCACGGGCGTTTTGTCAACGTACCACACTGTGCTATCGTTGATGCCGCCGACGCTAAACAGATAATCGTCGCTCGACTCAAGTCCGTTGTAGTCAAACGGAGAATAGATCACCGCAAGGTCATCCCACGCGAGAGCAATTATGCGGTCATAGCTGTCATCGTTTCCGAATGCCTCAATGCCAACCGTTCCACGCGCCGGAGATACATTTGCAAGGATTCGCTGGGGCGGGTCATACGTTCGCGTCTTCTCTCCCGTATAATTCCCGCTTGCGTCCTTTATTTCCTCTTCGCCTGTGTAGACGCAAACGTATGA